GCATTTATCAAGTTGAATTTCTAATTCAATAGGCTTCAAAGTCCTGACTCTGAAAGGGTCATAGCCCGAAATTTCTAAATCTTTTTCTAAATCAAAATGGCTAATCTTTAGTATCTTCATTAAAAGGCTCCTCAAGAGCTTTTAAAAGAGATTCAATAAAAGCCCATAGTCGATTTAAAAAGTTCACTGCTGACATTTTCTCCTAGCAAAAAATGCCATTATTTACATTTTTTACCAGCTTTAGGAGCTGGTGCTGATTTTTTAGGTGCTGTTTTTGATTTAATCTTCATAAAAAAATTATATACTATTTTTTTCTAAAGTAATAACTGATAACAGAAAGTAATGCCATGAAGGTGGCGGTAATAACACTAAGCCAAGGTTCTTTTGAAAAGGCGTAGCAGTAAAGCCACGCCAATAAAAACATAGCTATGGTTTGCAGTACAAGTTCTTTAGTCATGCAGCCATTCACCTGTCCGAAATTAGATACTTCTGGTTTTTCGATTTCAAGCTCAGTGATTAAGTCATTAACAGCTTCGGCATTTAACCATCTCGGCTTAGGGTTCGGTACTCCTACTGTTTGAAATTTAAAAGTCTCAAGCCCAAAACATCCTGACGATGGGAACTTATCGAAAACTAAACATTCCGTATTATCATAAACGTAAACTTTTCCTAAAACTAAATCTTCTGGTTTCATTTCTTGCCCTTTTTGTCAATGCAATAAACAATGATAGAAGTCATCGCCATCAAGGCAGCGATACTACAACTAAGCCAAGGTTCTCCCGATAGGGCATAGCTACAAAGCCAAGTTATTAAAAAACAAAATATAGTTTGTAGTAGAAATTCTTTACTCATTTCGTCCCCTCCACATGACAAGCCCAAGAAGCGGCTAAAGCACAAATACAAATAACTAAAAGCCCGAAAAGTACCCAAATCAAATAGGGCATAAATGAAGCGGCATAAGTCTTTAAAAGCTCAAAAATTAAATATGTGCCTAATCCATAACCAACAAAAACCGCTAATGCTTTTATAAAGTTAATTAAAAATCTCATTCGTCTCCTTTTAAATTCACGTATAAAAAAGCAACAAATAACATAATTAAAAGTGATTTAGTTACCCAGCCCATTACGGGGTCTTCTCCATAAGCCCTATCTAGCCCCATAATTAAAGACCCTTGCAGCATTGCGTTAAAATGATCTCGTGCTTTCATTTCTTGAACCCCAAATCTTTCTCAAACTTAATACTAATCTCGAACTGATAGCCGTTCGAGTTATATTTATAAGTCTCATCAATCTTTTTCATGTGGTCGCTAGAGCCTGTGGTTATCATCGCTTCTACAAAGCTTTCTAAGTGCTTACTTAGGTAAGCCTTAATCGCATTAAGCTTTAAACTTGGCTCTGTAATTTCTTTTAGTTTTTCTTTAAATTTTTCAATTAGCATTTCATTTTCTCCAATCCATACCTAGCCAATAACAAAGCCTCTGCAAGCCCATCTTGTTTCTCTCTACACCGAGGCGGGATTAAATTAACTGACGGGTAAAGCTCTTCTGCTTTGGTAATAGCTTCTTCTTTATCGACATCTATATCAAAATATCCCTTCCAGCTATTCGCTGGTACTCTAAGAATTTTATGCCCTAGCCCCTCTACAATCCCATATAGCCTGCCTACGTTTTCAGCAGTAGTACCTACTACAACAGCACTATTGATACCTAGATAAAAAGGTTTTTCGATAACCACTAAATCAGGTTCAAATTCTAGAATTAAATCATAGACTGCTTTTGAATTTACAATAGTTTTAGTTTTAAAGACAGGCTTTTTAGCCTTGTGAAGTTTCTTTTCTTTAGCCGTCATCTCTTTAACTTTCTTTTTAGTTTTGGTTTCAAGTTTAGCAATAGGCATTCTGATTAAATCTTGAATAACAAAACCCTCTAAAAAACAGATGCCGCCTTTCAAACCTGGGTCAATCCCTATTACTTTAATGCCTTCAAAGTTTAAGTGTGTTATGGTCATTCTAATACCTTCTTAATTAAATTATTAATTTTATTTAAATTCTCTTGTTTCGTTATGTCGATTACAGCTTCTTCTTCTGTGGCCTCATCATAAAAATAAAATTTATTATTCCCCCAATCTTCAACAGAAAGGTATTTACCTTTATGTTCTAGTACAAGCTGAATCCCGATAATTACGCCTTCATCATCTACTACAGGGTCATAAAAAATCTTTAAGCTCATTTTGTTTTTAGCCTCACTATGTTAAAACCTTTATCATTGACATCTATAAATGCTCCAAGGGGCAATCTAAGTTCTAAATATTCGTTATACCGAATAGGGATAATAAAAGGAAAAAGTTGTTTTATTTTCCTGAATTCTCTTTCCGTTTCGACTGTTAATACTCTAGATTTAATTAGCTCTGGTTTTTTCATTACTCTACCTCCCAAGCAACTGGTTCAGCTTGTTGTGCTATCTCAAAATCTTCAAAATCGAACTCATAATCTAAACCTAATTTGCCCTTGTTGAAAATAGCTATAGCTTCTTCTTCTGATTCTGCTTCAACAATTGCATATTGAGTCGTTATGGTGTGTCCGTCTATCTCTACTCTGTATTTCATTCAATCCTCCAATTAAAACTCGTATCCTGCCCGTTAGTTAAAGTTAAAATCCCTTCTGAGTTTGGGTTTAAAATAAACTTAACTCTTTTTCCATTTAGAAACAAAGGCTCCGTAACGTCCTTAATCTGCGAATCCTCTAGCCTCCACTTGCCGTGGGTATCTCTATCGTAATCCCCAATAGGAACAAGCATAACTCTGTAGGAATCAGGCGGTAACTCAATCTCAAAGCTGCCGTCGCCATCTCCTAGAATATCCACGATAGTAGAAAATCTCTGATTTAAAACTCTCCAAGTGGGCTTAAAAGTTTTAGCCTGAGAAATGAAAATTAGATTAGCACCCTTTAAAGGAAGATTATTAATAGTGATAGTTCCTTTAACCCTAGCCTTCTGGACTACTTGACCCGATACTCTTCTAAAATCCCAGTCATCCACTGGTGTAAAGCTGGTTGAGCCATAAGCCATAATTCCACAAGCTGCTATATTCCCATAATCATACTCTTGGGTTCTTCTCCAAATGCCTTGAAATTTAATCCAGCGATAATTACAATCTTCATGCCCTAAATATCCATGCCCCCACTCATGGACTTGAGTCCAAAAACTATCTGCTGATATGACTACCATGCTGCTGTAATTTTGCATTCTATTGCTTATGTCTATGGCAGATTCACCAGCAAAATAAGCATACCCAGATCTGCCAATAAGGCTATCAGCATAAACAAATATCTTTTTGCCTTCTTGGTAAGAGTCTGCTGTCTGTTCTTCTGTGATTACTGCATTAGGTTGATAAGTTAAAATAAAATTCCTCAATCTGTCTCTATTCTCTAAACCGTAGTCTGTGTCAATGACATAGTTTTGAGAAGTAGACTGAGCGTAAAGTCCTGTTAGGTAGGGCAGCTTGTTCGCTCCACTGCTAGGTAACACAATTAAAGCAAGTATAGCTGCTAATGCAAAATACAAAACGAAAACTATTAAGACTATTTTTTTGAAGTTATTTTTTTGCATAATTTTAATTCTTTATAAATTTTTCTAAAAAGAACGACAAGGGGAAATCCCCAAACAATAATAATTAATAAAGTAATCGTAACAAGCAAGTTCATTCCTGCACCTCCAATCTCAAGCACTGATACAGCTTGATGATATTTTCTGCACGACTTAAGCATTGTTCCTGATCTGTGTTAATTTTCTCAAGAGTTCTTACTACATTACCGATAGCAAGCAAAGCGGCTAGATTCCTTACATCGTTTTGCTTCATGGCATTATTTGCTAACTCTTCTATTAATTCGTACACTTCATTTATTTCTACTTGCATTACTTCTCATCTCCATTAATTAAAGCTCTAACCAATCCAGCCCTCCCTTCTTCTCCAATTTTAACGCCTTTTCTTAAGGCTTCCATTCCTAGAAAACGCCATTCCTCATCAGTAGCTGTTAGTCCGTGGCGTATTCTGTCTTGTTTTTCAACTTTCTTGTATATCGGTTTAATTTCGCCTGCTTTGTATCGGGCAATTAAAACCGTCAAAAAATTATCAGGAAGCTTATTATTTTTGACTTTATACTTATCAACTGAGCCAATTTCTAGATTAATTATTCTAACTTTTTTCACTTGATCACCTCCTCAAGAGCTTTGTTTGCTTTCTCAGCACTGTCGATCATCCTGTCCATTATTTTTAAAGCCGTATCTACTTGATAGGTCGCTATTGACATGCTACAAATGAAGCCAAGAAGAAATATTAGTATTCCTGTTGTTATTTCTGCCATTATTTCCATTAAATCTGCTCCCTGTCTAATTCTCTCTGAGCCTCGGCTTTAGGGTCTATTTCGTCCTTCTCAATGATGGCTATTTTTTCATCTAGCCAAGAAATCATCTCGGCTAGTTGCTTTTCAGTAGTCGCCCAAATCCCTGATTCATCTTCCCAGTGGTCAAAATTAAAAAATAGGTATATCCCTTTTTCGGTAATGTGGATTGCCGCTTTTTCAACTTTTGAGTTTTCGTTGAAATCCATAACTCTATTAAAAAGAGTTTCGATTAGACATCTCATATCACTGTTTAGTTTCATTAGAACGGTATCTCCTCGGTCTCTACTGCTGTTCCTGATGCCCTGGCTTTCATGAAATTATCCCTAGCTAAATCTAATTGTCCTTGAGTAGCAACAGCCTTTTGTTTAGCATTAAGCTGAGATACCCCGCTTTTTCTAGCTTGAACTTTATCAAGAATAGACTGAGCTTTTTCATTGATATTTGCAAGTCTCTTCTCAAAGTTAGAACTTGGGAAATTAGTTTTAATAAACTCTTGATATTCAGGGAAGTTATCAGCAAGGCTTTTAGCAAACTCGGTTAAATCTTCCCAGTTCCAGCCCGCTTCTGCTGGCTCAAATCTAGATTTCAGTACCGCAGGGTCTTTATCTGAGCCTAGTTCTTTCATAAAAGATTTATTTGATTCGTAAGCCTCAAGAGAATAAGAATCAAATTTTAAAGCGATAGCTCCAGTGGCGTTAGCCATCCCTCCCATATCAAGTTTTAAGACAGTATCACCTAAAAGCTTTAATTCAAATCCCTTAAACTTAGCACTAGTAAAAGGCTCTTGCTTTTCTTTTGATAAATTGCTGATGATTTTTCCATAAAACCTAATCGGCTTTCCGTTCTCGTTAAGTTCTTGAAAATCTCCTATAGTCGAATCAAACTGTAAAGAAGCGTCACCAATATTTATTTCTTTAGGCTTGCCCGTTAGAGTGTCAATAACGTCTTCTCCGCCTTTATCTGTTTGAATACCTTTAACTAAAGACTTAAAGCCCGTAACTGAATATAAAGGATAATCATTAATACTAATATAGCCTTTGTAAATTTCTTGCTCTTTGTTTTTGGTAATAGCTGCTGGTGCAAGATATAGCTTAAAGCCTGCTAATCCTTCCTTGTTTAGTGCCGCAAATTCTCTTAATTCGTTAATATTCATAGTGTTATTTCTCCTTGTTCTATTTTGTTTAACCTTGTTTTTGTTTCTTTAAAAATTTGCCTCAGCTCTGCCAATTCATTAGCAGATAAGTAATCTTTGTTTGCTGCGATCTCCTGAGCAAAAACATCTAAAGAAAGCAAAGTGAAAGCTTCTGTCTCCATCTTCTTTTTAAGAGCCGTAAAAACTTCGCTTGGCTCTTCCTCTAATTCAAAATGCTTAGCTAAGTGATCTGGCTTCTCTTCCACGATCTCAGCCTCAAACTTCGATTCTGGGAACTCGTCCGATTCGTTATAAATCGCACCACCAAAAACATCAGGACAGTGCCATTTAGCACCATTTGACATAGCTCTAGCAAAGAGCATGTTCTTGGGGTGTTTAGTCCAAACGTCTTTACCTGCTGTTAATCCAGCCGCCCTAGCATCTCCAATCGTGTAGCTTTCGTCTCCGATTTTTTCCCACTTGTCGCCCCTTCTTTCAAAGAAATGAATAGTACAAATCTCTTTAGTGTGCTCTACAATTCGATAATCATATTTCCCACTCTTTTTAATCATTGCAGCTTGCAGGCTTGCCCCGATCTGGATTTTAACTCCAGCCTTGGAAGGAATTAAATAAACTTCCTTCATTGCCATGATTGGACTAATCCCCAATTCTTGCCCTGCTTGGATTTTAACCAAAGCCACTGACATATCTTTAACATCCTGGAAAATTCCCGATTTAAAAAAATGTTCAGCCATTTCTTTAGTTTCGTTTAGTTTCATTAATTCGCCCATTATTTAGCCTCCCTAAGACCTTCTAGGTATCCATCTTTTTTTCCAAGTGCATAAACTTTGTGTAGCAGTGGCTCTACCCATTTAAAGTCTCTGTCTAAAGTAGCATCTTCTGGAGATTCAGACCATGTGGCTTCCTCTGCGATGATTACCTCATCGTGGGTTACAGTGAAAAGGCTTTCCCCTTCCTCTTCGTTCCAAATTGTTTCTATTTTTAGCCCTTTAATTTCCATCTTTTCCCCCAAATTGCAAATACATTTTCTCACAAGCGGGTACTGCTTCCACGCCTTCGACACTTTCACCATCTTTTAAGATGGCTTCTTTTAGTTTAGAATTGTCTAACTCTAAGCTAATCTTTTCTTTAAAGAACTCTTTAGGTACTAGGGTTTTATCGTAAACCTTAATACTTGGAGCTAAAGATTTGAACTGAATCGTACCCTGAAAAGTCTTTAAGTTTTTAGACTTGCTGAAATCTATTTGACTTCTCGCAAAGGCTTCTGCCTCTGCTGAAAATCTATTATTTAAACTTTCTAGCTTTGCTTCTGTTTCTTTAAGCATAGCCTCTGATTGGGATTTAATGGTTTCAATGCGGCTATTATATTCCCTAACCTTTCTTAGATACCATTCGAGGCTTTTTATATCGTCTATTTTAAAAGTTTCTTCCATAATTTCCTTTCCTTATTGCATTGTAGCATATAGTATTGTGTTAATGTTAAGAATATTCTTGATAAATATATAATTTTTTTGCTACCACTCTAAATCAACGATTTCCTTCCTATCGTTAAAATAAACACGAACATTTTCCTTCATAAAATCTAAAATATCATCTTCTGTGATTTCAGCTTCTTTCGCTCCGCCACGATCAATAAATATCTCAATAGCTTCATTTTGTTGCTGGGGGGTGATGAAGGTAAATTTTTCTTTTTCCATTTTAACTGTACTCCTGATAAACACAAGTAAAATTCTTTTTCTTATCCTCTTTATTTAAAAGAGCTACTTCCGCTATTCGTCTTTTCTTTAATCCTTTCTCAGAAGCTAAGCCCTTATTTACTTTCTGTCTCATTACCCAGCTAGCACCGTCTTTATTGCCACTAGCAGCAAGTTTAACGGCTTTAGTGCAGCCATATCGCCCCGAGTTATAGCAATAGCTAACAAGTGCGTCATGTTCATTTTGTTTAGCACTTGGAAACAATGATAGTACATGCTTAGAATCAAGCTCTAAATGCTCAACCATTCTAGATGTAGCCTCGGTCTTGTTTATGCACTCCCATCTATCCTTGGCCTTAGTACCAAAGCCATTAGACCACTGGCTAACATCCCAGTAAGCACAGCTAGAGAAACCTTCTAAGCTGATTATGAATAGTAGTAACGATTGATTAATCATGCCATCACCTCGTCAAATTTAGCTTTAAGCTCTTCGGGGTAGTTTTCGTGGCACCATATAAAGGCTTCAAATGCTGATTTAAACTCTTTTTGCTCTTCGTAGCAAGAGTAGTAGTCGTCGAAAAAATAAGATAGGCTGATCGTTTGCAAATCTAAATTATGGATAAACCTGCAATCCTCAAATTTTGTTAATTCTATTTTCTTAGGCAAGCACGCCTCTAAAGCAGCTTTTGGGATTATTGGGGTAACTAAATCAATAATTCCATATTTGCTCATTTGGCACTTTATCTCATCTTCGATAGATGTTAAAGATAAGTGCGTTCCGTGAAGATGAATGTTAATAAACGTTCGGTCTAAGTTGTGTTGATCCCTATATTCATACAAGCTTTTCCAGCAAACTTTACTAAAATAATAGCCCAATTCAAGAATCTTTTTAGATTCCTCGTAAGTGCAATTTAGCTTTAGCATATCTCTCTCCTTCTTTTAAGTATCTCCAAGACTGCGGCACTGAGCCTTTAATGTCTTGTGGGGTGTCAAATTTAAACGGGTCTTTTAAATCCCAAAAATAAAGATTTTTGCCATTAGAATATTTAACAAATGCCTCAACTGTCAAGCACGCATTTTTCAAATTCGTTGCAAAATATTTTTCTGGATTTCCAAATAATTCTTTATCTGCTTTATCTACCCATGTTAAAAAAACAAGTCCTGTAACTTTTTTGATTGGAGCCGTTTCGTACAGGTAAATTAGAGGATCACCTGCAGATCTAGGTCTTTCTCGGTTAGGTTCTGTTTTTCTAACCTCAACCGTTTTTTCGCCGCTGTAAATCTTTTCAGCCCATTTCGGGTGAATGCTTAGGATAATGTCGGTCATCTCCCAACCCTCCTAATCCCAGTCTCGGCAAGTAAAGGCTCGTTGTAATAAGGGTCACGTATGCCTGAATGAAAATCATGGCTAGCTATTTGAGTTTTCTTGCTTTGAGCTTCGCTTTTTTTCATTGCCTTAATTTCAGCTTTCGCATCCCTTACGAGTGTCTTAGCTTCCTTGTAATTAGACTTAGCCGTTTTTAAATTGTAACCAGATTCCCTTAAATACTGTTCCTTGATTGCTAGTTGTGTTTCTTTAATATATATGTTGGGTAGATCAGTTGCTAGTGCAGTTTGACCGATTAATATTAGTGATAGTAGTATTTTATTTTTCATTGTTTTTCTCTCCCGTTTTATTTTCTGAAAATTATCTTGTCAAACTCTTGGCAGCCATTAGAGTAAGGCTTATTAAGAGCTATTAGCATTGCTATTTTCTTTCCTTCTAGCTGCTTGGCATAAGTAACGCCTTGCTTGTCCATCTCAGCCTGAATCAAGTCTATGGACTCTTTAGATTCAGCTACAAGCCATCTGCTACGATCTAAGGTTCTCATCCTAAATACCTCCCAACGGTTACAGCTACAGCAAGGATAGCCATAACCACGACGAAATTAATTATTATTTGCACTGTTTTTAATTCTTGTAATTCGTTCATTTTATTTAATCTCCTTTAATAATTTAAGTTCTGCTTCAATGCGTCTTAGTTCTATTCTTGCTTTTGCTTTGTTTTCTTCATTAAAAGCCCTTTGAATAGCTGTTTGACAATCTAGTCTTTTACCTTCTAGGATTTCTATTTTTTCGTCTCTTGTGTAGTTCATGTCGTTTCCTTTTATTGAATAAGTATCAAGTGGGATATACATTAAATCGTTAATAGTTTCTCTCATGTCTTTTAATTCGTTCATTTATGCCGCCTCCACTGTAACTACATAATCTAAATTTAGTATCCGAGTCGAATAACTAAACATGTCTTCTATTTTTTCTTGAAAATTTACCAAGGCATAACGCCCATTAAGTTCACGAATCCTTGCGTAACAGGGAGATTTGATGCCTCTCACTTCAACACTCAAATGAAGTTTATAAGTTTCCCCTATTTCTGGGAATTTTTTTAATTTTTCGATTCTTTCACATGTTTTCATTATTTTCTTTCCTCTCTCTTGTTATACCACGTCTTGTAACATTATATCAACTCTTTGATTGATTTTTTATTTCTTTTTTGATTTGATATTGAAGTTCTTTAATTTCTAGTAGTTCCTCGGGGTAGCCAGCTTGGCGATAGCGATGCCTTCTCACTACCTCTTTTGCTTTTTCGGGATTAGCTTCTTGCCATTTTTTTTTAAACCCTTTCACTTTCTCGGGATTAGCTTTTTGCCATTTACGACTTTTCTCTTTTGCTTTTTCGGGATTGGCTTTTTGCCATTTAGAACATATCTCTTTCACTTTTTCGGGGTTGGTTTCTCTCCATTTGCGGTATGTCTCTTTTATTTTTTCAGAATTATTTTCTCTCCACCTGCGATTCATCTCTTTTATTTTTTCAGAATTATTTTTTTTCCATATTTTGGTTGAGCATTTTTTTGAACAGCATTTACTATCGCTGCGTCTCACCTCAAACTCAGTGCCGCAATGTTCACATTTTTTAATTATTTTGGACATCTTGACCCTCTAATGCTTTTTTAGTCGCCTCTTCCGTGGATAGATAGCTTTTAGGTTTTTCTCCTTTAGCCTCCAAGAAAGTATTTAGCCCTACTGATTGAAGCCCAGCAAATTTAGCTGCCTCGAATTCTAATTTAGCCGTGGATATAATCCCGTTAGCGAGCTTACTGATTGCATTACCTACATCTGGTTTAATGCTTTTGTTTTTAACGCCTTGTAGTGTCTCCCATAGTACGTTTTTGATTGATTCTGCTGTTACTTTATCGTTTTCCATTTATTTTTCTTCTCCTGTTTGTTTAATCTGAAATTCATAGCAGATAAAGGCACACCAAAGAGATTAGCCAAAATAGGCGTGTGAATTAATGATAATCCCCACTTCTCCATTTGCTGTTTAATCATGTGTTCTGGCATCAATAAGTAAGCTGCAAATTGATTTGCTTCTTCTGCTAAATCATCATCTGATGAACTCTTGCCATCTGTTAGCAAAATATCTCGGTCAATGTCTGCGTGCATGAGTGCATGCCCTAATTCACGTGCTAAAGTAAAAGCCATTTGCTGTGCTGGTCTAGTGGAGTTAATCAGGATTTTATTTTCTTTCCTGTAAAAAGCACCTTCTATTTCATATTCTTTGCTGTTTTTCTCTGATTGGAAATACTCTACTTGAAAGCCCTCTTTTTGACAGATCATGCAAATATCGACAATAGGCTCATGTATATTGTATTTATCAAGTAATTCTAAAGTAATAGTTTCAATTTCCATTTATTTTTCTTCTCCTTGTTTATCTAAGTACGATACCCGCTGTTTCAGCTAATCGTACCTTTAATTTCTTTATCTTTTAAATTCATCCACTATCCAGCGAATCGGTACATCCTTGGGCTTGCTTAATTCAATTGGTTTAATCATTCCAGTTTTAGCTAGATAATTAAGAAAATTCGCATAGCCTACATTTCTGCCACCAATCCAAATTTTGTAAGGTTTTTCTGATTTTGCCATTTCTCTTTGCTCTTCGTTCATTTAACCCTCTCCCTGCTTGTGCCTTCTGCTTTGAACATGCTCTTTAACGATCTTAGAGATTCTCTTTTGTGCTTCTGATTCATCCATATCAGGATTCAAGAGCCTAAAAGCTTCGATCTTAAGGGTTAAATCCTTGTAGATAGGGCTTGCTGTGACTGGTGGTAAAGCACTAAATGGAGCTGCGATCTCATTATCTAGCTCTTCATCTAGGATTTTGAATTTTCTATCTACATTATTTAGCCAGTGATGATGTACCTGCCATTTGAGGATTGTGTTATCAGAATCCTTGACCAGTAAGCCTAGCCTGCGGCTGACATCTTTAATTTTTTCAGCGTAATCTAAAAACTCTTGATGGAGTTCTTTAAGTTCTGCTTGGATTTCTAGTAGGTCGTTCATGGTGTTATCTCTGTTAATTTTTCCAAAGAGTTTGCAATTCTGTTTAAAACTTGTAAATATTGCTTATCCATGCCTAGTCTTTCTTGGTGTCTTTTTTCTTCTAAGTAATCCTTGTAATTAGCTGTTATTTCACCTTTCACCACATCCCAGTAATTTAAGGCTTTGCCTAGTTCGTGGTCAATGTCAAGGTGTTTCAGGTATTCCTCTTTACTTCCCATCCCGATCTCTAGGTATTGATCTTCATCTTCGTTTACGCTCATTATTTTTCTCCTTTTAAAAATTTAATACTTTTACCTTTCTTTTCAATGAAGCCAAACCCTAATGCTTCCATTTCTCTAAAAATTGCTTCAACTTCTAGGGTTGAATTTTTTCGCATTAGTCCACGCTGAATATCTCTAAGTGTTGCTTCTCCGCCTTTATCTTGTACAAATTTGTCAATTTTTTTATAGAGCCTTTGAGCTGCATTCTCTGATTTTTCCCCAAAGAGTTTTTCGGCTTGGGTAATGTAAAAATTAGTAATAGCGAATGCGTTATCTACAATTTCCTCACTAATTAAATCTGGTGGAACATCATATTTTTTAAAAAAAGAATCAATCAGGTGCAGAATGATAGAAAATTTAAGGAAGAAGTGATAAGCCTTTCCGATATAGGCTTTCATTGAGGGTTCAGCTTCGTTCTTTTCGTCATTTAAAAATATAGAAATTGCTTTAATTTGCGATTTGCTTTTAAAATTAAATTGTTTTTTAGGGGTAGTGTAAAAATAACTATATAGTGCGTTTAGCATTGGGGTATCTAGTGGCAATGGGTCTTTTTCGTTCATGATAGTTTGTTGAATATCGCAAGAGTAAAACAGGAAGCGACCCCACAAACCATTATTATTGTTTCTTTTGCGTAATAGATCATAAGCCACTTCTGGCTGAATGCCACCAGTACCCGATACTGCCATTTCGGGAATAAAGCTACTTCCTGTAACTCTAGTTACTTTACTTGAGCCACCGCTTAACATTTCTAGAAATACGGCTTCATCTGCCCCTTTGCTTGATTTGAATTGATCAAAGCCGTGGAAGACACTCATAATCTCATCGGCTATCCATACCATGCCTTGTGGGTTTTTTTTATGAACAGTTTTAATCCCTTCCATCGTTGCCCCCTTAAAAACAACTTCTTTCATTATGGGTGGTTCCAACTCAAATTCTTCAGAAGCTTGATTTCTTTTTCTCCCTTCTTTGGATTGATTGAACTTCTTAAGCTCTAGTTTATATTTTTCTTCCCATACTTCTTCCCATGAAGTTAAAGGTGCTTCTAATGGTGTTAGAAGTGGAGATTTACCGATAGATGAATCCATGACGACCATTGACCACAACAAACAATATTTAGAATTAACCCCATCTGAAACCCTAAACTTAATACCTCCTAACCCTGCAAGAATTGGCAATAGGAAAGTAAAGCTTGCCTCAATCGGGAAGTTAACGTAAGTGTTCTTGGATAACGCCCAAAGGAATTGATAAAGTGGAAGGGGTAAAAGTTCCTTTAGATTCAATTCAAAGCTGTTAATCTGCCTCTGGCGTTCTACCCATGCCGTCAATTCAGCGTCGTTCTTAACTGACGATAGTTTGCTTGCTAAATCTGAAAAGATATTTTGCAGGGTATCACAATCAAGCTTGTCACCCTTACGCCCAAGTTCACTAATTAAAGAGCCAGCTGAAACAACGCAGCGAGATAGGTGTTTATCCCTAACCACTTGTGCGTTACTTTCTGCATGAGATGGAATTAAGCCTATTGGCATTAGTTCACTTAAATACGATCTCCCGCCAATTTCGTTAACTAAGTCTTTGCTTGCTATGTAGTTTGAAACTGTAATTAAGTTTATGGCTTGTTTTTTAGCAAACAGCTCAAGAAAAGATAAATATATAACTTTATGCTTGTGCTGATAAAAGCCTTCCTCGCTTGGCAATAAGGCTAAAACCTTACCGAAGCATTGGTCATCAGTTAAGACAGCCCCAAGAACTGCCTTTTCAGCGTCTATATCGAATAGTTCCATTATTTCTTAGCTAACCAGTTTTTAAGTAAATCTAATAAAAAATAATCCCAAGTTACACCACTTGGCTTAAAATCCCGCAATTTCTCAATAGTTTCAAGATGTAGGTTTAATCCCGATTTCTTCATATAATTAATATACTACATTTTTCTAGTCTTTAACTAATACTTTTAATTAGTTTGTTTTTATCTTGATTGGTCTAAAGAGTGTCGCATTGTCACATGTCGCATATCGCTTGTGACAGTTTTGAGACAGTGTATAATCAAGCCTAGTCTAGATTATAAGACTATTGTCACATTGTCACTGTCACAGGTATATATATCTATTTTAATAATAATAATAAGTAAAGACACATGACAATTAATTACAAAAACTATTAATACCTCTAGGACGTGTGACAATGTGACAATACCCCTATAATATAGAGCTAGCCTAGTTATTGCCCTGTGACAATAGCAAGTGTGACTGTGTGACAATGTGACAATGAATTGAACCCACGAAATACACCTAGAATTAACGATAGTAGCTCTAGGCTTGGTTATCCAAGTATCCTGAAATTCCAGATAGTTCAAGTGTCAAGGATTACTTGACTACTCCCAATTCCCCCTTATTCGATGGAATTAAAACTTTATTCCAAAATTAAAATTTTGGCTGTTGTCATTTTGTTTTATAAATCTAAAATTTTTCCCTCTGAATCATAAAAATTATAATCTTCTGGATTCTCTGATTCGTACACTAGACCTGCTAAGGATTCGTAAGTATCCATATGAACAGTAGTTCCTAATTCATAATCCAATTGTCCTAATGTTGCTACTTCTACTTTTCTTAATTGCATTGTTTTTTCCTTTTTTTGTTTACTTGATGATAGTTCTAGAAATATTCATAACCATCTTGTAGGTGTTGAGGTAAATCTTTTAACTCAAATTCAAATTCAAATTCAATGTTAATTGGCTCTTCACTATCCTCTTCATTAAAGCTATAGCAGTTCCACATGTCGTTAAAATCTGCATGATTTTTAAAATGCTTAATTAAATCTATTTCAAAATTAAGTTTGTTTTTAGCTTCGCCATAAGTTAATCTTTCTTGGAACTCTAACGAATCAATCGCCGCATCCACCGCATATAAAGTATAATCGTCTACGTTTTCAATAGCTTCTATTGTTGTATTTATTTTGTATTGCATTGTTATTTTTCCTTTTTGTTAGCTTGATAGTTTTAAAAAGTTAATAAAACAGTATCACCTGATTTAACCTGATTAGTTCCTACCTTGTGATTCTCATAATGATCTTTTAATTCAGCAATTACATCTTTATCAAAATCAAATGTAATTCCAGTTAATAGATCAAGCCTATTAGGATAATTTTTATTTGATTTATTGATAACAGCTTTATTGTCAAGCAAATTAACTGCTATAAATCTGCTATCACTCTGTAACCATACTTCACAATCACCCATTATCCCCGGGTATATACTGAATCTCTGAACTTTACGCATATTTGCAACTTTTAAGTTGATATCGTAAAATCCCATACTGCTCTTAATTATTTTATTTTCCATTTTTCTTTTTTCCTTTTTTTTGATGATAGTTATACAGACTCACGCTTAGCGTGATAAATCTGTAAGTTTTTTTCTTTAATTTTTTCTTTGAAATTAAGATCAGTAGCATACCTGTTTCTTAACTTCTCGTTCCTATTAGCCTTACTTGGACTAAGAGACTTGTTATATTCCTTCATAATCTTAATCTGCTCTGATTCGCAGTAAGATTCTAATTGCAATTCGTCATATCCAGATTCACTAGATTTGACATGCTTATCTATGCACTGATTCGCATAGATTATAGATTCGTGCATACTATGAGGAATATCTTTAAGGCACTCAGTGCCTTCAACGTCATACATTCTTGTCGCATAAGTGATTTTTTCTCTTAATTCTGATCTTTTCATTTTCTTTTTTTCCTTTTTATTTATTAACTTGACCACTTAGCTATTTTTTTTAACACTTCTAATAAATCAAATTCCTCAGGGTTATTTAATACGAACTCAACTTCACTGTTGATATAGCCGCGTATAGCCTCTTTAATGCTAATATCACCATACTCTAACTGATAATATTCATTAGCGTAAAAATCATCTGATCCTACTTCTCTGATTGCCACTATGCCATCAGCATAATTAGTGATGAGTAACGAATTATCACCAGCTGAATATTGAAAGAAGTCCTGCTTCTCTAACTCATCTTGTTTTTGTATGCTCATTGATATTATTTTTTTCATTTTCTTTCTCCTTAAGCAGTTTTATGACTTGCTTAGGTCTCTTGGTACTAATTAACAATAGAAAATAAAGCCATCTTCACAAGGCTCTATATTGTTTTTGCTATTGCATGAGTGCAATAAATTGTATCCAGTATCAGTATCTGGATATTGAGTAAACATAGCTAGATTAGCTTCTACTATGTTCTTAAAGCCTATAAACCTTAGGCTGAACTCTTGACTAATAATCTGTTTTTCTCTCATACTGTTATGATACCATGTTATAACTAAGAATTGGTTAAACATTTGAAATATTTTTGAAATATTTTTATCGAAGACTTATAACCCTGCTCTAATCAGCTTTTTATTTAAATGTTTTTTTAAAATCATCTAAATGACCTAGATAACTAATAACCAATAAACTAACCACTCAAACGATTAACACCTAACCAAAACAAAAACTTAACCAAAACCCCCTAGCTACCCTTTAAACAAAAGAAAAACAAGTAAACTATTACTTACTAGTAAAACAAGAAAACAATTAAACCTAGGCAATCCTGAAGCAAATAAAGAAAGAAATAAACTATAATCAAAATGATTCAATACAACCTAAACAAAAACTATCTATGAGATAGTAAACATTCTCCCCAACCACCCCTTCTCAATACCCTATCACTAGGTGGGGGGTATCGTTGGACTGATCATTTGCTCTTACGAGTATTAGATAACATGTAGAATCTTGGAATGTTTCAGCAGAAAGGCGGTAATATAGCCTTTCAGTTCCAGATAACTCTGTATTATCTTCACAACTTGGGCTTACTTGGGTTACTGGAGCTGGGGAAAGCTTTGTTTTAACGCAGTCTAGTCTGTGTTAGAGACTATTCACTTGGATTACAGGAACATTTAGCAGACTCTTGCGATTGTGTACAGGGTAAAGGTGTTAGTGTTGTACTTCTTTTCTGACTATGGTATATTAAATACATGGAAAAGATTACGGAGTATGTACGGAATAAAGAAGCATATATCCGGAAGAGTCATTCTTTCACGAAGGAATCTTTAGAGGATTTAGGGATATTAAGTCGATATATGGGGGATATTGGGGAGAGTGCGGTATTGCGTTATTTGATAATTAATGAGATTCGTAAGGTTTCTGCTTTTAAACCGAATAGGGAGTTAGAAGAGGACAATGAATGATTTGGTTATCTTGTTTAGTAATTTTATTATGTGTAACTATTGCTTTTTTAGTGACTGAAATGGGGATTAGGGGCTGTTTGATTGAACGCTTGGAGTTTGAAGTTAAACAAGCAAGATCAATTCATTCAACTCAAACTAGGCAGGTCGAGAGAGCTGTTGATTTAGTTAAGAAGCTTCAAAAGTTTTTAAATGATGTTGCTATGCGGCTTGATATAGAGTGGCGAAATGACGTTACTTTTAGACATGATGGTCGGGATTTTTTAATTGGAGATCTTCACCAGCTTGAGATTTTAGAATCTTGTTTAAAAGAATTTTGCCATAAGGTGCTTGTTAAGTTTCATGAGAAGGAGAGGGACGTATATGAAAGGTGAGTATAGGGAATTTTCGAGAATGTATCTGGGGGATGTGTTGATTAAGATTGGCAAAGAGGATATTGAGGGGGCGTTACATTCGCTAGATTTGGTAAAGGATTGTTTACTTGCTGTGTTAAATGACGTTCCGTTTCATGAGAAAGAAGATAAAGGGTTAAACGCATGATTTTCTTTTACACTTTAAAAGAAAAAATAATACTTTATGAAGCAACGCTTTAGTAGAATTAATAAAGAATTTGGCAGAGATCACCATGCTTTAAAGCGTGAATTTTATGCTTTTGAGCCTGAGATGTGGGTACATAAGCTAAGGGCTAAAAGGCATAATAAGCCAGAATTTACTTATTGTGAGCCTATTGCTATAAGAATTTACTATATAGCCCATGACGGGAATATTAATTATATAGATAAATGGTATAGTGAATCTGAGCCTATAGGCTTACAGGATTTAGGAGAAATTGTTAAAAAGGCTAACGCTAAAGAGATGATGCCTTTAAGGAGTTTAGATGCAGTTACCGAATAGTGTTATTGAAGCCATGTTATGCCTTTCTGATATTTTAGAGTTAGGCTTAACTAAAATACAGCAAAGAATTATTGCAGCTTATATTCGCCTTGAATTTGGCATGTATCTAAACAGAGAAATAATTTCAGATGAAGAAATAAGGAAAAATCCCAAGGTTACTTATACGACCCTTTGGAAAGCTACCGAATTTATGAACAAAAGCAACTTTGCTAAAGGAATGGTTGATTTAACGAATAAAGGGGTTTTGATTAAGGGCTTTGATAAAACCTATGAACTTAATATGGAAAGGTTTTTTCCTGCCGAATCAGAAAGAAGAATTGCTATTAATACTCTTCGTAGTAAACGTGGAGCTTTTAAGAGAGAGAATAAACATCTTTTTAATGTTTTAAGAGACGAAAATTTAAATAAAAGGGCTATCTCTGATGCGGAATAGCCCTTTTGTTATTTAATTAGTCAAGCTGTAGAATTTCAGCGTAAACAATTACTCTACCCGCAGTATTAGCTTCTCCCGCAGTGTTAATTATTGATACATATTGATCTTCTGTAGTTTCTTCACTTGCTGCTCCAGCAGTACCTACCTGAATAGTAGCCGTAACTTTAGCCGTTGCATCCCACGGATTTGCAGCGTTAGAAATTGCAAGAGCGGCAACGATACCAGCAGCATCATCATCGCCTGAACCATCAACTGCATATAGTCCAAGTCCTATAGCAGCAGCATCAGTAGCAGATGTAAATGTTCGAGTTACTCTATAGAAGGCAGTCGTTATTTGAAAGCCCGCTGGTAAAATAAACTGTTCATCTGAACCTTCAAGCCTCAAAGGCACTTTTCCGCTTGTTGCAGCAATTGCTCCATCAACAGTAAAATCATAGACTAGCTTAACCCAGCTAACAGGGGATAAACTAAAGCGTGCTGTTTCTTTAACTACATCAGCTCCAATATTACTCATTCCTACGTTTCTTCCAAAAGGGAATACCCTTTTTTGTACAGGGTGTTTATATGTCGTCATTATTTTGACCTCCAAGCGTATTATATTTTTCTTAAAAGATAGAATAGATTAAATGGGGCTTATCGTAGATGAATGATAAATTACAAAAATTTGAACAAGAGCAACTTTCTTTAAGGCACGATGCCGATTCAATAGAAGATGAACGCCTTGCTTTAATGATTGAAATACTTGATAATTTAACTAACGAAACTTTACTGCCCGCTACCCATCCAACAATAAGAAATAAGGCTTATCATTTGTTCGCTGAAAAGATTGGCTTAAAATCCTATACCGCAGCAAGACGATATTACAATAAATGTAAAGATTTAGTTAATAACACTATAAACATGAAGCTTGTTTTCCAAAAGTCTCTTAAGGGGATTTATGATGCACAAGGGCAACTCCAAGATATAGCCGATAAAATAGACCCTACTGTAAATCCTGAAACTGATTTTTATTCTGATAAAATCAAAGCAGTTAGCGATAAAGCTAAACTACATTCAGATATTCTAAATGCTTGCCTTAAAAGCGAAAAAAATCTTATTGATGTTGATAAAAACGCAGTATCTAGAGAGAAGATTGCAAGCGATAGCAAGCTTAATGCCTTTCAGGTTAATTTTCAACTTGAGGGAACAATGGAACAGAAGATTAAAACATCTGCTCAAATTCTATCTAAGTACAGTGGCGTTCTAGAAGGTGAAGTTTTGAAAGAAAGGGTTTTAGATGACACAGAGCTTTAATTTTGAAGACCCTGAAGTTCAAAATTTAATTAAAATCGTTTCTAACCCGAAGCTCTTTGAAAAGATTTTACAAAAAGCTTCACAAGCAGACAGAGAGTATTTATTATCCTTTGCCTCAGACCTTAACAATTATATTGAAGCAAACCCGATTCTTAAGTTTAGGAAGAACAATGTTCCTCAACAAAAGTTTTTAGGCTTTACTAAGCCTTTTCAAATCTTCATTGGAGGGAACAAGGGAGGAAAAACCGCAACAATAAGCAAAAAAGCCGTTGATATTGCTTTAGGAATGTTACCCGCCTTTAACAGAAAGCCTGCCGTCGGGAAACCCTTAATTAATTGGCTTTGTGGTGAAACAAGAGATGTACTTGAGCAAACCCCTTTAGAAGAATTAACGAAATGGCTTAGAGCAGACCAGTATAAAGTAATTCGCAGGGGAAGCATTATAGATAGAGTTAGAATTTTTGTAGACCCTCACGATGAAAGGATTTATTCGGATTTTATATTTAAACCTTATTCGGGCGGCGTTGATATTTTTGAGTCGGCAAACGTTAGCGGCGTTATTGTTTGCGATGAGGAAATGCCTAAAATCATCTTTGATGCGATTATCCCAAGGATGGTAGCTCACGGGGCATGGTTATTTAATGCTTTAACTCCAACGCATGGGGTTACTTACATGAATGATGTTCTACTTGGCAAAGGTGAATATTCGGGTCTTACTGGAGCAGGCTTAATCGAATGGGTCGAAGCTTCAACAAAAGATAACTTGCAAAACTTAGACCCTAATTTGTATATCGCTATGCTTGCACGTTTTGCAGTACACAACGACCGAGGCAAAATGCTTGCAGAAGATGGTTCAATTATTGATGACCCTTATATTCTATTAGAGCCAGATTGCAAGGTTAAGCCTAAACTAACAGCAATGGGTAAAGTTAGATTAGAAGGTAAATTTACCGCAATAGATGGCAGGGTTTACCAGATTCAACGATCTATAGGCGAAGATTCATGGCATCAAGCAGATTTAAAAGAAATGCCGCCTTTGGAAAAATGCAAAATCTTTGCACTTTCAGATTATGGGCGAGCAGATGATTTTGTTTTCTGCTTAGTTGCAGTAGATGAAGATGATACCCACTGGTTTTTTGCAGAGGTTTACCAAAATAACCTTGAAACCCATGAGCAAGCTTTAGCAATTTATGAACTTTGCGAAGAATGGGGCGTTCGTCCAATCGTAACCGTGGCAGATTCCCAAATTAACGATAGAGGAACAAAAGGCGGCACGATTCTTGATGATTATATTACGGCTACCTTCCCCGAAGGCTATAAAGATGAAAAAAAACAAGGGCAAGTAATTTTAGGAAGGCAATTTACAGATTGGTTAGCAAAGCCTGAATATAAAAAAAATCCACCAATAGCAAGGCAGTCTATAGGGCAAAAATTAGACGTAAACCCTAAAACCAAAAAACCTTTTTATCGTTTTATTGCAAGCCAAGTACCAAGATTATTTACTTGCCTTGAATACGCAGAGTATAAAAAAGATGACCCTACAAAAATGAAGAATAAAGACGATCATGGCGAGGCAGCGTTAAGATACTATAATAGAGCAGATATCAAATGGAATCATTGGCAGACCTCAGAAGAGTTAGAGAATTACAAAACGGCTGTTTTAAAGTACCGCAAGGCTGCTGTTTATAAGGGCTGGTAGCTATGCAACATAAAATAATTGATGAACATTTAAGCAAAAAAGAAAAGCAAGAGCTAACCCGATTAAGAGCTATCGTTGATTCAAATTACTCACATTCTGTAAAATATTTTGAACAAAGAGCTAAAAATTGGGCGATTTATAAAAACGCTCAACTAATGGAAAAAGCAGAATGGCAAGCAGACGTTAGAAACCCTCAACCCCATTTAGCCGCAGTGCGTATTGCTTCTTTTTTAACTGATGCCGTGCTAGGTACTGCAACAAGACCCGTCTTTATCGCAAGATCATGGAATAACATCGAAGCAGACGAAAAAGCTTTAGCTTATACACGCTATATGCGTTATCAACAAAACAAGATGAAGCTTGCTAATGTTTATTATCAAACCTTTCTTGCTATGTGCGTAGAAGGAACAGCTTTCCATCATACATGCTGGAAATACGATGTTGTGTATCACGAAACAACACAATCAAGCATTGCTTATAGAACTAATAAATACGGAATACAAGAGCCTTATATCAAGGAAACTATAGTATCTGAGCCTGTAGTTTATGCTGATCAACCGATGATAGAACAAGTTTCATCTTTAGATTTTTTCCCAGACCCAGCAGCTTTAGATTTAGAAACGGCAAGGCATGTAGTCCGCAGAAAGTATGTACCATTTAGCACGCTTAAGGAACTTGAAAAAAACGGCAGATTAAAGAATGTTGATTTACTTAAAGACGGAGCTACAACGATTCCCCGTCGCAGTGATTCGACTTATAACTTTAATCCAAAGAAAGATCAAGCAATAAGTAAGAATTACCATCAATTGATTAAAGATTATGAGAAAAAAAATCAAGATGACCCGCTTATTGAATTGATGGAGGTTTATGAGCCTGGAGTTGTTTCAGTTATCGGGAATGGAGCAGTACCTTTAGATATAAAGAGACCCGTCTATCGTTCACGCTTTCCTTTCGTTCGTTATGCTTACTTGCCTCAATATGGTGAATTTTTTGGAATGAGCCTATTTGAAGCAACATCAAAGATACACGCTTTTTCAGATGAAATGCTTTGCATGCTAATTGACAACTGGAAAAGGCACATGACGGGTACGACTTTAGTCGGCAATGGCGTTTCTTTATTGGCAGAAGAACAATTAAAAAAAGGTGAACTTGGTGCTGTAATTAAAGTTCAAGACCCAAGCGATGTAGTTACTATTCGTCCTGATCTTCCTAATGCTCAAGCGGTTCAAGGGATGCAGTTACTATTACAAGAAGCTAAAGAAGCGATGGGAATAGATGGAGCGATGACGGGGGCAAATCCTTCTTCGGTTAGGGATAGCGGCTCTTTTGAAGTTTTCCAGCGAATCCAACAAGTAACTTTATCCGTTACAGTCAGAAGATTAACCGAAGACTTAGCAGAGCTTGGCAGGCAGTGGCACGCTTTGAATAAACAGTTTTTAGAAGATACTATTGAATTTAAGATAGGAAACAGCCTATCAAGAACGACCAATAATAAAGTCGAACAAGTTAATTTAGCTGAAATTCCAATGAATTTAGATTTCGATATACAAATTTCTAATCTTGCTGATTCAAGAACGGATAAAGAGCTTAAGCAAATGGCAGAACTTGTAAATCTAATTGTTAATTCGGGCGACCCTGAACTTAAAACTAAGCCTTTATTATTGCAAATGGCAATGAAGATAGATTCAGTAGATGACCCTAGCGATTTATTAGAAACAGACCCTTATAAAATAGCAAACAATATAGCAATGAAAGCAACGGCAGCAGGAAAGCAAATACCCGAGATTGCAGGTAAATATGCTCCTCAAGCTGGTTCAGGGAATCCAGCTCTTAGCCCAAATCAAGGCGGTAGACCAAGTAACGTAGAGCAACAAGGAGATATATCACAATGAGCGTAAACCCAGAAGCACTTTTAGGAATCGTTGAGCAAATGGAGCAAGCTCCAGAGGAAGCACAAGAACTTTTTTTATTCAGAAAGAAACAAAGAGAAAAAGACGGAGAGAAGCAAAACAAAGAGCAAAAAGAAAGCTTAAGCCAACAGTTAATGGTGCAGCAAATGGCTCAAAAAATGATAGCTCAAGGGCAAAGCTTCCAACAGCCAATTCAGCAACCGCTTAATATGGGGCAAAGTTCAAGCTCTAGTCCAAGTGCCTTAATTAATCAGCTTGGAATGAACAATAAGGGCGGCTTGATTTGATAGGAGATCAACTTCAAGAAGATAAAGCAAAATATTACAATTTGTATCTTGAGATATTCGAGGCTCAAGATACTCCACTTTTTAATTTACTTAAAGAAGATTTTGAAAAAAGATTAGAGAATCTAGATAATCTTATCGCTCAAGGGCTTGCTCGAATTAATAACAGGCAGAAATATGACGAATTTGGAGATAGCTTTTTAGCTTTAGTCCAAGAGAAAAAGACAATATCGGAGCAAGCAAAAAGCCTTTTTGACAAAGAAACGATTAAATTAAACCTTAAAGTCGCAGAGGACAGGCTTAAAGAGGATATACGAAAAGAGGCAAAATAAACATTTTAAAATTTTCTCCCTATAATACAGACGTCAGTGCTTCTTAGGACTTCCACTGATACAAAAGGAGTAAAATGAACTTAGAGAATCCAGACATTTCCCTTCCTTCGTCTTCGGACGTAGCTGGAAATGATATTACTAGCCCACAGGCGGGACAGCCCACGCATGATTATGAGCAGCGTTTCAATGATACAAGAAACCAATATAGAGAAGTTTCTAGTAAATACAGCCAAGTTGAGCAGCAAAATGCACAGCTTAAAGCTGAAATTGATGCGTTAAAATCAAGAGACCCCGTTGCGGAAATGATTGCAAGATTGCAACCCCAAAAGGAAGAAACCTTTTGGAGTAAGCCTATAGACCAGCATGTTACTGGTTTACAGGAGCAATACCAGCAACAAGATCAAAGATTCCAGCAACAAAGTCAAGAGATTGGTCAATTAAAACTGCAAGTGGCAACCCAAAACCTTGAAAGGCAAGTAGGCGAACTGTACGAAACTACAGGCAGAAATCTAGGATTTGAAGATAAGGAAACCTTTAAGACTTATCTAGCTCAAGAACTACCAAAACTTGACAGTAAATGGAATGAAAGATACTTTATGAATCCTTCAATCGAAGTTCTTTCAACTTATTTACAGGTCATTACGGGAACACTAGCTCAAGATCCGAACTCTCTTTATAACCAAAAAAGAGAAAGGGATATTGAACAAAAGGTTCTTGCTAAATTTGGTAACCGAATTGGTGGGGCTAATATTTCTTTTGCAGGAAATCCTGTATCTCAGCAAGGTTCTAAATACTCCAGTGGCGTTATTATCTAGTAAAAATCAAAGGAGTTAAATTAAATGGTTACTACAAAAGGTCCAATGTTCGCTTCAATTAGCGGAGCTTTGGGTAAATCTTACGCATATATCCCAACTGGAAAAGATATTCTTCCACAGGTCAGCCCCCTCTTGTTAATGGCAGGAAAAGTAGGCAATCAAGGGGAAGCTGAAAAATACTTAGGTGGAATTAGAGACAATCAAGGCGGCGGTACAGCTATCCTTGAAAGTAAAAACATTACTCAAGCAGAATTTTCTTATACTGAGTTCAACCCAGAAAGGACAAGAGAGTATACGCTTGATGGTGCATTGACAACTGCTTCTACTTCTATGAAGTTAGATGAAGATATTTCAGATGCAAGAGAAGGCGATTTATTCTATTTTGCTGGAACAGGTGAAATCGTTAGAGTAAATGGAGCTCCAAACCTTGTAGCTAAAACTATCCCAGTAGAAAGAGCGTTTAGCTCGACTGGTGTCGTTGATGTTCACGAAGCGGCAGAGACACTAACTCAAGATTCAGCAACGGCTCCAGCAGATAACTCTAAAGTTATTAGGCTAGGACCAGCGGAAGAAGAAGGTTCTTTTGCGAAATATCGTAATCGTAAAATTGCGACTCGTAGAAAAGGACATACTCAAATCCTGCGTTCTGACCTAATCCAAACTGGAACAAACATGGCTCAAGAAGAGACTCACCTTATCAAGGAAGAGACCTTTGATGAGTACAAACAGCAAGGATTAGCTGATATATTTGCAGATCACGAGTATATCGCTTTCTTCGGTAAACTTCACAGAGCTTCAAGAAATGGCGAGATCATTAGAACGACTAAAGGGGTTTATAACTCTATAGTTACTAATGTTGTTGCTGCTACAGCGTTACAAGGTGGTGGTACTGCTTATTCAATCGACAAACAAGATGATCTTATTTACCGTGCGACTAAACGTATCCCTGCTGGTATGAAAGAAAAGCCAATCTTATTAGTGGGCTGGCAGCTATTCAATAACATCAAAAAAGTTAATGCCACAGAAACAGGCTACAGAATCAGTCTTGAGCCTGGAGCGAATACTTATGGATTAGCTTTAGAGAAGATTATTGCTCCATTTGGACCAGAAGGAATCAAGTATTTATACTATCCATTACTTGACACTTTAGGTTTATCTGATGAAATCGTACAAGTCAATCCAGCTTTCTTACAGTTAGTAACACTAAATGGCAGAAATCTTGACTGGAAAGATGACACGCAACAACCAGATTTTGATGGAAAAGCAGGCAGATGGTTATGTGAATTTGGAGTAATCCCTTTACATGAACAAATGCACGCTAGATATACAGGCTTCACTGTTTAAGGTTAATATTAGGAAAGAGGGAGAGGTTTACTCTCTCTCTTTTTTTATAAAGGAGTTTTATGAGATCAATTGAATTAATAGGTACTAAACAATTTGAGCTAAACATAAGTAAAGTATGTGAGCTTGGTGTATATGATGATAAAGGTGTTTTAAATAAAAGAGAAAATATCCTTATAGACAAAGACCCTAGAGGCAACTGGAAGTTTAAGCCTGCTGAAAAAGGCTTATTTAAGTTTGTTTTAAAAGAGACGAAGGATTGGATAAACCTAACTCCTGCTGAATCTGACGTAAATTCAACTTTAAAGTTTTTAACTCCTGATATGGTTAAAAAGAAAGGTGCTAATGTATCTTACGTTACACTGGAAGAGGCTTTATCTTGCTTACTAGCGACTAATAGAAATTCCCTAAACAGAGGCGAAATTAAATTAGTAGCAACGCTAGAGCATGGCGAATTAGTTAGATCATTACTTGAAGAAGGGTGGCCTGAAAATGCTGTTATAAACAAACAGTTTGCAGATAAGGCTTACACGGAAAAACTTCAAGCAGAAGAAAAAGCTAAAAAAGATGCTTTGAAGAATGAGCTTAAATCAGAGATAACTAAAGAGCTATTGAAAGACCCTGAATTATTAAAAGAGATTTTAGCTAAAGCAGGTTTATCTAGCGAATCATTAGAAACAAAAGTTCCCAATGAGCCAACTGAGCCTACATTAAGCGAGGAAGAAAGCAAAATTCTTAGCGTTTTTGATGCAGCTCTTGAACTTGGGATTATTTCTAAAGCTGGAGCTTACTTTAAATTTGGAGATAAAACTTTAGGACAAGGCAGAGACAAAGCTATTGAAGCTTTAAAAGCTGACTTAGCTTTAGTCGGGGATATCGAGACAGAATTAGCGAAACCAGCAGATGATAACACGTGAGATAGTCAATAAATTAAAAGTTCTACTAGGTTTAAATCAACCTGGAGATGGAGACGAAGAGCTAGAAATTCACTTAGAAAATCTAGCTCTTAGCCTTTCTCAAGAGTTTAGAGGCTTACTAATCAGGGAAACCGATTTAACTGTTACCGATTCAGAGGTTACTTTCCCCGCTGATATGGTGAGGGTTATTTCTCTATGGAGTGGCGATTATGAGGTTATGCCAATTTCACATGAAGATTTTTATAAAATCGAACGAGGCGGCTTTACGAGCGATGTTATTAAAATTCGTGAAGTTGATGGCGGCTGGAAAGGCACTTTAGAGAATACAACGACTAATGGTACAGTTCATCTTTTTTATCAAATAGCAGCAGATAATATTAGTGCATTTCCTCAATATTATCAGCGTTTAATCATGCTCGGTGCAGCAAGCGACTATCATCTTTTTAAAGACCCATCAGATCAATTTAAAGAGTCGAGATTTAAAAAGAGATACGAAGAGGCTTATCATTCGGCTTTAGAGCTACACAGGGTAAACAGGGGCATTGAGAATAGAATTAAGACTCAATATGAAGCTGATTGGAATAGAGCGATTACTAGCTTAATAGTAGCCAATGATCGAGATATTCGATAAAGGCAGTATAGGATAAAATAGAAGCATGGCGAATCCTCCTAACTACAGCAATTTTAAACAGACTGGTACTTTTGGCAATAAGAGGACTGAACAGCTTAACAATGCTGGATTAACGCAAGACCAATTTAAAACAGAATTTGGGCTTAATAAAAATTCAAGTTCAGGGAAGATACAAGATGCTTTAGGCATAGTTAGAAAACGTGCAAACAATATAGATAATCCTCGTCAAGATGGCTTTACCTTAAATGACCCTGGACAAAGTGCAGGACAAGGGGCTACTGATCTAGCAGGACAAGTAGCAGGTGCAGCTACAAGTTTTGGGATTGGAGCTCAGGCTGGTTATTTACCACAAATACAGCAAAATATTGACGGCTCTAGTTCACTTAGAGATCAATTATCAGCGGCTTCTATGGGTATGCAGCAAGCAGCTTTAAACCCTAATGCTCAATTCCAACAACAACAATCATTTTTACAACCAAGAGCGGATCAGAGAATAAGTGATGTTCAAGATTACTATGGTGCAAATTCGGCACAGGCTTTAGATTTAGGGAAGCAGTTAGCGGGTACTGTAACTAATTTTGACGAACTAGGCGTAAGTGGTACAAGTGAAGGACAGGCTTTAGGTAAAGTCGTAAGCGATTACGGGCAGCAAAGAGCAAATGCTTTATTAGCGGCAGGCGAAGCGAACAGAGGCGAAGCTTTAGACGAAAGAAGCAGAATCGCAGAAGCAAACCAATCCTTAGCTGGAACGAATTTACAAGGCTCTTTAGAGTCTCAAAACTTAATTAATCAATTATTCGGTGTAGGTAGTGGAATTGGGCAGAATATAGCAACGCAAGGACTCCAAGCAGGTGAATTAGGCTTAAAAGGTGAAGAGCTTGATTTAGCGGCACGTAATCAAGAGATGGATAGACAGCTAGCCGAAAAGACAATGCAAACTAATTTAATACAGCAGTTTATTGGGAATAAACAAAACTATACACAGACCCAAAGAAACAAACAAATGGAAGATATGTTATTCCCGTTACTATATGGGTATGCGAGGTAAACAATGGTTCAAACTTTATCACTAGCTCCAATTCAAGAATCTTCAAATGGCAATATGGGTCTTATTTTAGAGGCTTTAATGAAAAAGAAAGCAGAAGAAGCTAAGAATAGACAAGACTTGTTTAATTTGGAAAATCTCCAAAAAATAGGCAGTTATTTTGGTGAAGATAAAGAGCAAACCGAAGAAGAGAAAAAAGCCGAAGAAGAAAAGAAAAAAGGGCTTGGAAGTAAATTAGGTGGTGCTGCGAGCGGTGCAGCAACGGGGGCTAAAATTGGTTCTATTTTTGGACCTATTGGCACTGGTGTCGGCGGGGTTATTGGTGGCATTGGAGGATTCTTTAGTTAATGGTTCAAGTTGGTGCTTTACAAGGTATTGATTCTTCTGCTTTATCAGCAGCTAATTCTCGTTTGCAACTTTTACAGAATATCGCTATACAAAAAGAAGAGAACAAAAGACAAAGAGAAAAGAATATTTTTGGATTAGCCGAATCAGCGGTTTACCCTGGAGCAATGCTACTTAGAGATAGTTTAGAAAGAAAAGATAAAAAAAAGCAAGCAGCAAAAGAGGCAGAACTAACAAGTCAAAGAAATGCTGGGATTTTAGATATTTACGGAATGGCAGAGGGTTTAGCTCCTGTAGATTCAATGTCTCAAAGTGGAGCATCGGAGCCTGTTCAAAATCCTGATGGTACTTTTTCGCTTAATGCAAAAACAGAGCCTTTAACAATAGAACAGGCCATATTTCAGAAAGCACATCAATTAAATGCTCAAGGGCTTTTAAACAAAGAATATCTTGATGAGATCGTAACGATTGGAAGATATGATACTAAATCTAAAAATGATCGTTTGGCTTACTTGGATAAGAAAGCGACTTATGACGTTTCAGAAGGTAGCCCAAATAGTGGTCCTAATACAAGACGAGTTAAAGAAGCCGATCTTAAACTTACTGGTGCAGGGCTAGATAATCAATATAAAGAAAGCCAAATTGCAAAGAACAAGGCAGATGCAGAGGCGGCAGCTCAAGAAGGGGAATTGGGTTTAGGTAACTATAGAGGGCTTGAGCCTTCTGAAAGGGTAGTTGGTGATCGCAGAGCTTTTGAAACCTTTACTGATGCAGAAAAATCTAAAGAAAAAGCATCATTATTTCAAAGTGAATCTTTAGTTGGTGAGACTAGCCGAGTCGTTAATCGCATGGAGCAAATTTTGAAAGAAAACCCAGATCCGAATTTCAGGTTTTTGCTAACGAATAGGGCGGTATCTTCTATTTTGGGGAACGCTAATCCAGCGGCTAGAGAGTATATAGAGCTAACAGCTCAACTGAAAGGGATTGGTCAAGCAGCAGCTAGAATGAATCAATCAGGGGTGCTTTCTGATAGGGATATCAAGTTAAATCAAGATTTATTTGCTCGTAAATATGATAATCCTGAGCAGTTTGCAGAGTTTAATAAACACTTTAGAGAGAAAACAATCAAGGGATTACTTGATCGTTCTGTCTTAACAGGACAACCACAGATTTTTAACGAATACCTGCCTTTATATCGCTCCACTGGGAAAAACTATAACTATGGCAGTAGCCAAGCGGTATATGATTTTGGCACGTCAAAGAAAAAAGAAGCAGCTAGCCCTACAGTAAGCGGCAAGACGGTTAAAAGTAACACTAGGATGAAAGGCTCAGATGTTTTAAGCCTATTAGAGGAATAATGAACGCTCAAGTTACTAGGCTTAACTCAATGATAAACTCAGCTCAAGCGGAGAACGTGGGGGCAAGGAATGACATTCTTGCTAAGACCATTAAGCCTATTATTGACAAAATCGAAGCTGACCCAAACTATCTTTTAACCGAAGAGGAAACGGCTCAAATTAGAGAGTTTAAAAGACAAAGATTAAGAGAGAAGATTTTAGTAAATCCTGATTATGAATTAACTCCAAAGGAAGAGGAATTTGTTAAAGAATATCAAGAGTTTAAGAAAGGGAAAGCGGAGCCTGCTAACGCTCCACAATTAACACAAGAACAGATTGATTCAGTTCAATTAGTTTTATCAACTTTAACAAAGAACCCTTTAGATGCTGCGTTTGTTGCTTCGGGTAAAGATAAGGCAATGGCGGCAGCAAATGTAATGCTTCAAAGCTATGGCGTTGATGGAACGATTGAACAGCAAGGGAATACTTATTATTTAAGAGATGCTAACAGTGGTGATCTTTATGCTTTAAATTCACGTGGTAATTGGGGTAAAGCGGTCGGTACTTTATTTGAAATTGCTCCTGCGGTCGGTGGCTTAGTTGGCGTTGGTGCTGCGTTGCTTGTACTTGGTGCTGCAGCTCCAATATCGGCAGTGGCTTTAGCTGGTACTGCGGCAAGTGCATTAACAGCGGGTGGAGTGCAATTAGCAAGAGAAGGAATCGAAACAGCGACACTGGGCAAGACTCAAGGCATGAAGCCATTAGAGGGCTTAGGTAACGTAGCGGCTGCGGCAGGTGTTGATGTTTTGCAAGGGGTCGTTGCTGGAAAGGCTATTAAGTTTGGTGCTGGCTTAATAAGGCAAATCCCTAAAATTCCTGGAGCAAGCAAGCTAGGAACTTTAATTAATGAAACTATTGGAAAGCCTATCGGTAAAGCAGTTGAAAAAACATCAAAAGCTATCAGTAATTCATCAGCAGGCAAAGGCTTTGAGCAGCTTAAGTTTGAAGCGACAACTCTATCTAAACCTTTATTAAATAAGCTTTCAAGCTATAAAGATTCAGAAGCCGTTAAAGCATTTGTTAGTTTAGCTGAAGAAATGCACAAAACTTCTTTTGGCAGAGCTGTCTTAAGTTTAGATAAAGTAGTCGAAGCGGTTAATAGCACTGCGGTTAAAGTTGAAAACCCTAAATTAAAAACATTAATTGACCAGCTAAACACGGCTATTAAAGAAAGTGAAGATGCGATAAAGGATAAATTGAAGCCTGAAATTGCAAGATTAGAAGGTGTTTTAAAATCTCAACAAGAGGAATTAAGCACGCTCAATCAAGAGATTAAAGCCACTATTGGGAGCATTTTAGATTCAGGTACTACAGGAGCAGAATCTACAGGAAAAGCACTTCAAGCGAATATAGATAAATTTGTAAATGAGTATTACTCTCAGATGAAGAATGTTTATCGTGATTACGCTAAAGATTTAGCTCAAGATGCAGGCAGACCATTAGCTGATCTTGAGGGTGCAGATTTAATGAACAAAGAGCAATTCTTTGATGAAACAATTAAACAGCTAGAAAACTCTTTTGATTTCAAAATTAAAGAGCTAAGAAACTTTGCTCAGGACAATGGCTTTGAATTAAAGATTACTGAAACAGAGGCAAGGGCAGCAGAGCAGATCGCAGCAATTAGAGGAAAGCAGCAAGCAACGGGCGAATCAGACGAACTACTTAGAAATTTAGAAACTGCTTCTGAGGAAGAGTTTAATAAGATCATTGGAGAAGCAAAGTTTGCTTCTGACCAATTAAAGGGCGAGTTTGAGACGGGATTAAAGGGTACACGAAGCGAACAAGAGCTAGGAAAAGAGATTAGGGATAAAGTTGTCGCTAAATGGAAAAAACAGTTAGCAGAAGAGAAGAATCTTTACGATGGAACTAGACCTTTAGCAGAAAAAGAAAAAGATATTTTGCATGATGTTTCTGATCTTTTTAAAGGTGTAGAAAACACGCAAACCATTAAAGAAATTAAAGGCAAAGTTGATTTAAAGAAAGCAACCCCAGCAGACCTTTTAAAGATTAAATCTAATATTGACGGCTATTTAAGTGGTGATACTCTATCAAGAAAAACTTACAGCGAATTGGCAGCAGCAAGAGGGAAGCTAGTTAGCGATGAAGGGAATATCTTTAGCAAATCTTCATCACAGGCTTTACAGCAGTATCAACAAGCAAGTGCTATGCGTATTGCAAGGAACGATGCTATTCAAGCGAATGACGTTACTAATTTTCTTGGGCGTGGATTCGATAGCAAGACTGGGGAGATAGACAGGAATATTGCTTATTCCAAGGATGTTTACGAAGATGTTATCAATTACTTTGAACGTGATGCAGAAGCAGCGGAAAGGGTTTTAAATTATGCTTATGATGGAAACCCTACTGTAACAAGCGATTTAAGAAAAGCTTATGTTAATAGAGTTTATAACCAATCAGGCAAAAATATTGAAAAAACATTTAATAAATTAACGGATGCCTCAAGCCAAGCAAAAGGCACAAGTAATCTTTTGTTTAATGAATTTGGGGATTATACCGAAGAGTTAAGCACTTTAGCTAAGATCGTGGATAATGAAAAAGCTCCATTACCTAAAAACAAAACGGAGTTATTAAATTATAAAGACAAAAAGCAATCCATTAAACAAAGCCAAGCCAAAGTCTTAAATGATTTAAAGGTGCAAAATATTGAGAAAAGGGCGACTCGTACAATAGATGGACTCAAGAGTAAAAAAGAATTAAATGATGCGGTTAAGGGTGAAATTACACGCTTAGAGGAATTAAAAGCAAATGTAAAAAATCCTCAATCTCATCCTGAGATTTTGAGATTAACTAAAGACCTTAACGAAAAGGTTAGCCCTGCTTCACAAGTTTTCTTTTCAAACAAAGCAAATGCAGGCTTGCCAAGTGCAGAAGAAGTTAAGCGTTTAGCAAAAGAAAACCCTGCTGAATTGGATAAGGTTTTTGAAGCGGCTCAATTTAATAAAGAGGAAAGAGGCAGGGCTTTTAGTTCTATCATGCTTCCAAATAGAACGATTTTAAGTGAGAGTTTACCTAAAGAATCAGGCTTAACCCCAAGCTCTTTAGTTAGGTCTTTACCTACTCAGCAAGAAAGCTATGATGTTTTTCGCAATGCTGAAATTACAGATAAAGCAAAAGAAGGCATATCTAAACTTGGAAGCTTACAGGAATCTTTAGAGGCAGTACCGAGTAAGATTAAAGCAACTGAAAAGAGTTTAGATCAAGTTAAAAAAGAAGAAGTTGCTTTAAACAAAGAAATCCAAAGAAAGATAAACGAAAGAGATTTACAAAGAGCGGCTTTAGCTGAAAAAGAAGCAAGAGAGACAAGACAGTCTTTGGGCGGAGCTGGTTTAGGTGCTGCTGGAATGGCTGGGGCTGCTGGTTTTGCAGGTTCAGGAATTAGTCCAACTGCTGCCTTGGTTGGTGGTTTAGCTGGATATGCTGTTACGAATCCTGCAATCAGGCAAGGGATTAAAGATGCGGCAGGGCAAGTAGGTAGAGTTGCAAGTATCGGGAGTGATATAGCGGCTTCTCCTGTTCAAAGAAGTTTAGTAGAACAACTTGCTGGGGCTACAATGCAAGCGACTTCTCCTATTGATTCAATGGTACAAACTCCAGCTGTAGACCCGCTAACGGGGATGATAGAATACCGAACTAAGAAAATGCCTTTAGTTTTCAAGCTGGGGGCTACTCAAACGCAATATCAATAATGGTTTACCAAGCGATATCAGGAATATTAAACTTAGAGACGGCTAAAGACCCCGATCAATTAGTCTTAGGGCAGTTATCTAGAGCGTTTAATATGGAGTATATCGGGGATTCTGATATCTACGTTAGGCGTGGCGGTACTTTATATAGGGATAAATCTATTTTTAGTGGAGCTATTCCTATTGCTGTAACGACTTTTAAAACAAGAGATGAAAGTTTTTATAGAGAGATTTATTTTTTAGACAATGGAAAAGTTTTTTATGTTAATTCTAACGCTGCTGATTTTGCTTCTCAAACTCCAGCTTTAACAGAGATTAACAGTCCTACAAATACAAGCCCTGCCTTTGGCGGAGCGGTAACAAGGGTAAGCTTTGATAAGATTAACAATATCCTTTCTGCCGTTTTTGGAACGCAGGACATTTGCTATTATGATGGCACTGTTAATAGATTTAAGCTAACACCAGACCCTTTAGTATTTAGAACAACAATTACTATAGGCAATGCGGTAAATGCAAGTTTGGATGCAGTCTACAACGATGCAGGCGGCTTATTTCAATTAAAGGTAATGGATAATAAGGTTAGCGGCGATGGAGTCCTTGCTTTATCTACAAGGCAGATTAGCGGTACAGCTAGACCAAGTGCAAGCGGTACTTTAACAAAGGTTTCAGGTACAGGCGATTCAAGTATCCCTTACACAGCGGTAAGCTATAGCGATACCTTTGAAGAGATTAGCATTTACAAAAGGCGTGCAACTGTTGTTTCTAACGAGGGGAATGTTTATTTATCTAACTCAAGGAATCCTATAATCTTTGATGGAGCAACTAGCGGTAATTTAGAGTTTGATGTTATCGAAGGCTTTAAGGTTACTAATCTTATTCCTTTTAAACGAGGGGCGGTTATTACGACTGGCGATGAGGTTATTCAAAGGTTTAGTTTAACTACCTTAACAGGTTATCGTTTTTCAGAAGATGCTTTTGCAGAGGGGCAGTTTAAGGCAGAGCGTGAAAGCGAAGTAGACGGTATGATTGGGCGTTCTGCTATTGAAATAGGGAATACTGTTATCGGTTTAACTCGCAATGGCTTTATTGGTTATACTGGTGAAATTTCTGATGAATTTGGTTTAACGGCTCAAAATACTTTATCTAAGCCAATTAGAGATCAAATAGAGAATATTAATTTTGCGGCTTCTAGTCAAATCTTTGCAGCGGTGGATACGGTAAACCAAAGGTATTTATGTGCAGTTCCTTTGTATGAATCAACTGTAGCAAATGCTGTCTTTGTTTATGAATATGGAAAGAGTATAGACCCTAATTACCCTAAATGGAATATTTGGACTTTTGGCTTTGGAAATATTAAAAGTTTAAGTGTGTTAATAAACAAGCTTTACGTGGGAGATGAAGAAGGTAATATTCATTTACAGGGAGTTGATGGAGTCTTTTTAGATTCAGGAAATAGTTATAGCTCTAGGATAGAGACAGGTTCTATCGGAGCTGGTACGGAGCTTGTAGATAAGATTTTCAATTCAATTATGATTAAGCTTAAAGTGCCTCCTATTAAGCAGGAAATAAGGCAGTATGTGAAGCTAGATAGAACTTTGATTAGCGGCATTAACGGTAAAGCTATTCCATTAAGAGAAGTGGAGCCAAAGGTTACAGGAGAAAATTTGGTTTCAGAGGATACTTTTGTTGATTTCTTTACTTTAGTTGGCAATGGAAGAAGTAGCGTTTTCAACCTTAGAGTCGATCACTCAGGGGGTCAAGGGAAGACTGCTATAATAGGGTTAAGTAGTTCTGGTGGTGTTAATTGGGGCGTGCTTAACTTGATACTAGAATTAAACAAAGCAGGTAGCGGAAAAGGCGTTTAATGGTTTATAGAACATACACAGAAGGCGATACCGATTTAAGTGGAGCAATGACCACTTACGAAGCAGAAAGGCGAAGTAACTCACGTTTTGCTAATATCCTTTCTTGGTTTCCTGTTGCAACGAGCAATGCTTTAAAATTTTTAAGATTAAATGCTGGCGGTACTGATTTAGAGTACAAAAAGGTAGCGACTTTAGACAATTCGTCTTTAGTAAATAAAGATTTAATATATTACGATAGCGGCAGTGGTGATTTTACCAAACTGGGTATTGGTGCAGAGGGTCAATTGCTTGGAGTTACTTCTGGGAATTTGGCTTATAGGACAGTAGCTAGCGGTCTAACAAATTGGGAAACTAAAACTTCTAATTTTAGTGCTACAGATAAAGGTCAATATTCCATTAATACAGGATTAAATGTTCAGTTACCTTCACCAACTGCAACAATTAATTTTAGGGTAAAACCAGCTATAGGACAAGATTTTTCGGTAACACCATCAACCTTGGTAAGGGCAGGCTCAGAGCAAATAGCGGGAGATGCAGCTAACTTTACGATGGATGTAAACGCTATCTATGAGATTACGAGTAATGGTACTAATTGGGATGTGGCGATAGCACCAATAGGGAGAGTTTAATTATGGGAGTAGCAAGTGATTTATTGGGTGGCGGTGGAGCAGTTGAAATTATCAACGGTTCAGGATATACACCTGATTATAGAATACCTTTAGTTCTAAAAAAGAACTCTAACAGTTCTAATGATTTCACCTCTACTGGTAACTTTACCTTTGGTACTGGAAATCATAGTTTTAGAAACTTTACTATAGCTGCTGGTCATCAAATGACTTTATCTGCTGGTTTGACTATTATAAATTGCTCAGAGACTTTTACCTGCGGTGGTAACGGTATCACTGGGGCAACTGGAACGCTTTTAACTTTAGCTGATAATTATACTTTACAAACCGCTGGTTCTGTAGGAACTGGTGGAGCTGGTGGTGACTCTGGTAATGTTAATGGCAGTGCTGGAACATCTGGCGGCACTGGTGCTTCTGCGATGGGCGGCGGCGGTGGTCGTGGTGGTAATGGTACTTCTAGTAGCACTGGCGGTAATGGTAGCACAAATACGGGCAGTAGTGGTCAAACGCTCGGCGGCAGCTTTGGTGGCGGCGGCGGTGGCGGCGGTGGTTCTGATTCCGCAGGCGGTGCTGGTGGTGCTGGTAACAGTAACGCTGGTGGTGCTGGCGGTATAGCTGGTACTGTAGCTAATCAATCTTGTGGCTTAATCATTATTGCTAAAAATATTATCGTTTCTGCAAATATAAATTTAAACGGTGGTAATAGTGGTAATGGTGGTAATGGTGGACTAGGGGCTACTAATGGCTCTAGTGCTGGCGGCGGCGGTGGCGGTGGCGGCGGCGGTGGTCGTGGTGGACGTGGTGGTCTTTTAGCTATGTTTTGTAAAGCCTATACTCAGACAGCTGGGGCTGTATCACTCAATGGCGGTAATGGCGGCAATGGCGGCAATGGCGGCAATGGCGGTGGCGGCAGCTCTGGCGGCGGCGGTGGCGGCGGTGGTGCTGGTGCTGGCGGGATTGGAGGCAGTCCTGGAAAGTTAATACTAGCCTATGGTTCAGCTACTTTATCAGGTGGTACAAGAACAGCCACGGTTGGAACGGGCGGAAGTGCTGGTTCTATTGGCAGTGGTGGCAGTGGTGCTGGCGTGGCTAGTGGAAATGGTGGTGCTAGTGCAAGCTCTGGAGCTGGTTTAACCAATCTATACTACCTAAACCAAGACATTAGAACAGGCGACCCATTCGACTAAAACAATTCTAGGGATTTTATGAAACCAAACAAAGGCAAAGCAGTAGCTAAAGAAGTAAACGGAAAGAAAGTATCTTGGCTTGGTTCTGGAAAAATTATTGATTCAAAAAATAATATATATAACGTGTCCGAGAACGGAGAGATTGACCCTATCATACCAAAGGGAACAATACTTTCAGGCTATGCGTTTAAATGGAATTTGCCAAAAGCAGACGGAGAAGCAGTAATCGGTATCCAGTAATATGATAACCACGCAAGAGCCTAAACTTTATTTTAACGGACAACAAGTCCAGCCAAGCTATAAAAAGTTTGCAACAGGGCAGATTAGCTGGTTTCAAATAACTGCACCAAAGGGAAGCGTAAACACTGTAATTGATTCTATTGTGGATAGAGGGGCTTCAATCACGGAGCTTTTCATTTGGATTGATGATGTTACTAATCAAAATATTACAGTAAAGATTAATGGTTCAGCAGCAAGAAAGGTTAGCCCAATTATTAAGGTTTCAGGGGCGATTACTAGCCTTACCTTTTCCAATTCAAGCACCACAACGGATATACCTTTAAAAATAGGATTTCAAACAGAATGAGCGTAATTGATTTTAAACTAGAAGCTTTCTATGATGGGGCAAGCGTTCAAGGTTTACCAAGCTTTAAATATGGAGAAGTCGGCTCACCTACCGAAGTGCCTAATTTATTAACGGACTGTATCGAAATTCCAGCAAGCTCAACTAATTTAGTTATAGATATGCCAACGATAGCAAATTTAAAGATAACTAAAATATTAGACCCCGAGGCAAGCGGCAATCTTTCCCTTAAGCTAAATGGGGATACAGTAGCTTTTACACTAGCAAATGATTTAATTTTCTCAGAGGCGATTACAAGCCTTTCTGTAACAAATGCAAGTACAACGACTGCACGTAAAATAGTATTACAACATATCACTTTACAGAATCTATAGTAAGATTACAGTTATGGCAAACCCAGCAGAAAGACAAGATTTAAACGAATTGTTACAGGCTTATGGTGGAGATTTTAAGATACCACCTGTCAAGATGAGAGAATATGTTTTAGCTTTAGCTGTAAAGGCTTATCCTCTTTTATTCCCTTTTACGGAATTTGATTTATCTAACTTAATCGAGAAGTTGGTTATTGAAGCAGCATTTGCAAGCTTAGGGGAACAAGAATTTCAAAGAATTATGCAAGCCTGCCTTAACGAAGCTCAGCAAACAAAGCAGGGTAGCGATGGGGAAAGTGCCTCCGCAGCTTAGCGATATTATAATTAATTGATTCTCTAATAGTAAGCGGTTTAGATTTATATTTTTCAGCAAGCTCTTTTAAGGTTACTTTAACAGATGAACAATAGCGATCTTCGAGAATATTAAAGTTTCTTTCCCCAATAATCCCGATCATTACACCACGAGCAGCTTCTATTTCTTCTGCAATCTTGGCATAGGGGGAAATTTTATTTGCTATCCCAATTTCTACATCTTTGCTATCTTCATTGCAAGAGATAAGCTGGTCAAAAGAAATTAAATTCATTGCACCAAGAGCATCTAATATGCGAAGTTCTTGCTTTGGATTAGGCTTAAGCTGATATCTAATTTGCTCTAAGGTCAATCCTTCCCTCAGTAAGTTTCTATACTTCAATGTTAGGTAAAAAATATCAGTCGGAATTTCAATTAAATTCTGTTTAGAATAGTGGTCATACATTGCATCACGAATCCACCAAGTTAAATAAGTGCTTAAGCGATAGCCTTTTCTCATATCAAACTTTTGAAGCCCTTTAACAAAACCCAGTAAGCCTGCGGATATCAACTCATCAACATCTAAGGTTTGATATTTGCCTTGAAGCTGCCAAGCCATCTTAATAACCAGCCCTAAGTTTTTTTTAACAATTTGATTTTCTATTATTTTCTTTCTTCGTTCACTTGTATTTGGCGAATAATATCTTTCTAGAGCTTCTTGCTCTTCTTTCCTCGTGTAGTGTATTTCCATCTTGTTGCGGATATTAAAAGAGAGAGCATCGTTAGCCATCTCTTTGATAGCTTTCTTTTTTTCAGAGTCTATAAAGTCTGTCATTTCGTCTACTTTAATTATCCCATATAATATGAATATGGGTAATTATGGCGGCAATCAAGTCTCTGAACAATCTTTTGTTAATAATAAAGATTCAACACCTTTTCTTGATTTAGGTAGATGGGAGCAAAAATGGGTTAATCAAGGACTTGGGGTTCTAGCGAACGGCGGGAGTGCTACTGGTTCAAATTACATACGGGTTAATTTAGACCAAACTGTTGAAGATTCAGAACTAGAACTAATTTCTAAAGCTTCTTTTAAATTGCCAAGTCGTTTTGGTTTTGCTTTTTCCCATTCCCAAAAAGTTCTTGGTCAAGAGTTTGAATATTCTTTTGTTAGCTGCAATGCAGATGGTCAAATTGAAACAATCCCACAGCATATTGATCTAGCCATAAATGGAACGGTTAGTGTAACCACAAACGTGGCTACAATTAACTTTTCTACAGCACACGGTTTAGTTGGCGATGATAGAGTTATTTTGGTTGGGAACACTGATCCAAGAATCAATATCGGTCCTGCTTTAGTAACGGTGGTAAGTGCCACTCAAATTACAATACCTACAACCTTAGGCAACGCTACATATACCGCAGGCGGTGTAGTTAGGGTAGCTAATTATGATAAGAATGCTTTAAACTCAGTAGGTTTTTGCACGGAAACAGCAACAGTAACCAACGCAAGATGGTTCACTAGAAGAAATGGGGCTTCAGTTAGGCACGTTAATGCAACAATAGCGACATCAACGGGCGTTCAGTCTACAGCTAACCCTTATTCAGATGCTTGGAATACGGGCGGGGAGCATGAATTTGCAATAGGTTTCGATCAAGTTAATTACAACAGTAAAGCTCCCAACGCTTTGACAGCTCCATCTGGTTTTTTACGTTGGTCTGAAGCATTGCCTGATACAGAAAAACGCTACAAACTTCGTATTCGTTCTAAGAATTTGGCAAACATCGCAAAACCAATAGCTAAAATAACAGATATTGCTAAGACTGGTACCACGACTGCGACAGTAACTACAGATATACCGCACAATTTAACTACTAGCTCGTTCGTTCAGGTTTACGGCGTTAGAGATCAAACCAACTTCCCAAACTTAACAGTTTCAACGGCGGTGGCGAGTATTGTTAGCCCTACTCAGTTCACTATCATTATCGGTTCAGCAGTAACAGCTAACAGTACTGGCGGTTCAGTGATTTTAAACAATGGTGGCATTTTAGCGGCAGCTTTAGGTTTTCAAGCTTTATCGGTTCAGTCCATAGTTAGAACAAGTCACATAATGACAATAACCGTAAACACTACTGCTACTGGTGCTTTACCTGGTGAAATGTTTAGGCTTCATGGTTGTGATGCGGCGGTCGCTCCTTTGTCAATAGCTGCATTTGGCTTAGATGGAGCTTATAAAATCTTGAGAATGACTGGTTCTACTTACGAAGTTGAATCTATTGGTCCCGATTTTGTTTCTGTTAATGGCGGAGGAAACCTTTTTAAGTCTACTTGCAATAGAATCCATTTTGTTAGAGAACTAGAATATCCAAGAGATATCATTGAAATAGCTAACCAAAACGGTATAGTTGATGCTGCTAAAGCACTGCCTGTTAGCATCACTAACACCCCTGCGGTAACTGTTGCTTCTGGTACTGTAACCACCGTAACAACAAGTAATGGGAGAAATATTCCTAACACTCTAGTTAATGATATAGCATCAGCCGCCCTAACCGTTACAACTACTACGGCAGCAATAATTCCAGCATCAGGCACGTGTTACGAAGTTAATATTCCTGTAACTGTAGTCACTGGAACGACTCCAACAATGGATGTGAACATTGAGGAATCGGATGATACGGGTACTAACTGGTTTGTCGTGTACTCTTTCCCTAGAATCACGACTACTGGTATATACCGCTCTCCATTGCTGCCTTTCAAGGGTAATAGGATAAGGTACACTCAGACCATAGGGGGTACAACACCTTCATTTACGAGAGCCATAAACAGAATCGAAAGCAATACTGGTTACGTTGAAACTTTTAATCAGTTGTTTGATAGAAGCATTGTGCTGACTACCTTAAACAGTGTTACACCTAGCTTAAATATATCTAACTGTCGAAGTGTTCAATTGGTGATTAATATTGGGGCAGCAACTACTCCCCCTGCATTGCAACTAGAAGGTTCTGACGATAACGGGGTTAGCTGGTATGCAATCGGAAGCGTAGTTAATGCTATTGCTTCAAGCACTGTAGCAAGTCCAATTATTGACACTCAAGCTGGATTATTAAGGGCAAGAGTCTCAACTCTTGGTGTAACGGTAACCGCAGGATACACACTAATAAAAGGATTCAACTCATAATGGAATATAAAGTTTATGAATTAGTTGATGGTGGCTATGTTCTTAAGAAAACATTTAAGGATAATGAGTTAGCGAAAGCTAAAGAGCTTTTGGCAACACTAACGGGTCACATTGAAAAAGTAACAGATCTTGGCAGTGAAATATTAAGCGTTGATTAAATGAGTGAAGTCGAGATTGCCTTTAAGACCTATGAGATCACCAGTATAATTGCTGCTATTATTGGTAGTGTTTTTACTGGCTTGATGGTCTTTAATGCCTTGGTTAATAATCCACGATTTAAAGCATTAGAGGACAAGGTAATCGCTTTTGAAGTAAAACACAACCGCTATGACGAAGATATTAGAAGCTTAAGAGAATCTATGATTAAAGTAGATGTTACGCTTAATGCGATAGAAAAAGGTGTTTCAGATTTAAAAGAAGAATTTAAAAAGTTTTTAGATAGAGAAGAAAGAAAAAGACAAAGAGAAGAGGATAAGCATTCTTGATTAGATATCGAAGGTTTGCTATACTTTTAAGCATACACTCGTTTTTTCGTTCGTTTGAATTAAAACCCTCTGGCTAAAACTTAGAGGGTTTTTTATTTGTAATAAATATGTAAAGCCTTTTATAGTATTTGTATGAAAGTTGCAAACATGGAAACAAAAAGAAAAAAAGATTACACGCAAGAGTTATATTTTGACGTTATTGACGAAATCAAAAAGCAGTATGGAGATGGTATTTTTAGGGAAAAGCCTGATCTATTCGCTCAAGTGGCTGAGTTGATGGACGGAGACACAGCAGAAAAAAAAGCTAAAAGAAGAAGAGAAACCAGTATAGCCAATCTTAACAAAAGAAAGGATGTTAAGCCTTTACCAGTATGGACTGGCAGGAGAACAACTATCTTAAAGCCTGAAAGTCAAGCTGTAAAAGACTGCATTTTGAAACTAGGTGCTAATGGTGAATGGTTCACAAGATCAGATGCAAAGGAAGCGATTAAATCTGTTCTTACTAATTTGGAAGGGATAGACTGTACCATTCATTCACAGCTTGTAGTTTTGCAGAGGCATGGGATTATCAAGAAAGTCGGGGAAGGTAAAAGCAAGACAGGCATAACGGGGAAGAAAAAGATTAATTATTATGCTTTATGTTAAGATACTTTCTGCCCACCATGTTATAAAGTCCACAAAAAAAAGCACCGCATTAGTAGTGCGATGCTTTTTGTAATCATTTCATTAAGAATAATAACATAAATAAAAAAACACCATGCTACTAACATGGTGTTTTTTTGTGTGGCAACGGTTAATTGCTCGGAAACATCACCTAAAAAGAATATTAACATAAAAAAAAGCACTAGGGGAAAAATTAAAACCTAGTGCTTTTTGGTGAAGGAAGGAAAGAAAAAAACCGTTTAAAAGGTTTCATAAATAATATAGCATGCTATTATATTTTTTGTGCGGTTTGATAGACGTACATTTGCAGTGTTTTCATAGGCACTGCTTTTTTTTTATGTATATTAGTTTAGAATTTTGTGAGAAATACGCAGACATAGATTTTTTAACACTTTGCTTTGATAATGGAGTCGATACCCAAGAAGGATTAAGCTATTGGGATAATTGGAATCGCCGAATTAAAGACCCCTCGGGGATTTATAAGGTAGGCAAATATTATATGGATAGGGATAAAATAGCAGCACTGACTGATTCAATCCTTTTCAATGCGTTACCTTTAAGGGGATTTGAGCAGGAAGTCTTAGCTTTAACTAACTTGCGAGGCAGGGATTACAGGCAAGCTTTAGAGGATTTGTGGTCTCGCATTATTGATAACAAGTTGTTAAAGTTACCTAAGATAGATTTTGAACAAAGAATTAAAAACGCAAGAGCAAGAGACCGAGATAAAAATAAAAAGCCCTGCAAAGCTGGGGGCAAGCAGGGCTGATTAATTTGTACTCTTTTCTTTTACCCGATGGGGTTTAAGGTTTAGTTAATAACCTTCACCTAAAAATTGTTCAGTTTCTGATACTCTCCTATTTTGAAGCCCAACGACATAGCCGCCAGACCCTTGATTAAATCTTTGGATTTGAGCCGCAGCTTTTTTGTAGTTACCCTTGTTTAATTCTTTTAATAGGGTAGATGCCTTAAAAGTCGGCTCTCCAAGGGTATAAACAAAACTGACTAAAGCATCAAACTGAAATGCAGTTAGTAAAACTTTTACATTATTATTTATAATTTTTTCGTAAGTAGGAAGGATTAAGTCAAATAGTTTATTCGCTCTATCTTGGGTGATAATATCACCCTCTTTAACTCTCGTTTTATCTTCATAATAAGTATTTCCATAGCCGATAGTCCACACTTTAGACGTACAAAGATAAGCCTTTAATTGGCAACTTTCTCTTTGCTGGATTCTTTTTTTTCCGATTTCACTAGTTTTCATGGTCATGGTTATATTTTACCCCTTATTTGATTTAACGGTATGTCGGTAATACCGACGGTCAATAAAACCCTTTAGCTATCAGTGTTTGCTTATTTGATTCTAGCTTTCCGTAAAGCATTGTGTTACACTTTTCATATGAGTGGTTATGCTAAAAATACTAGTCTCGGATTTAAAAGAATGGAGCCAAAAGACTATGACCATAAAAGAGCTTCGGTTTATTTCAGTAATAAAAGCCTAGCGATTATTAAAAAGATAAAAAAAGAAGCTAAGTCCACAAAAGGAATAGAGCTAAAAACAAGTGGAATTATTAGAGATGCTTTAAAGTTTTATTTTGAAAATTCCGACGACATACCAGCGACAAAAGGCAATCGCTGATTAGGTTCTGATCATGTTCCTGACGTCGGGAATATGGTTTTTAAAGACCATGCAGGGCGATGACATTATTTCCATTTAGGATATTTTTTTCCACAATAAAAATTAACAGCTAAAAACATTAACTGTCTTTTCCAAAAAGGAACGCCAGCTAATTTAAGCATTTCTCTAAAAACAGAATGAGCATAAGATTGTTTGCTAGTTTGAGTTAAACAATGCCAATCATGGATTATAGAAGCTAAGACAAAAGACTTATGTGAAGGCTCTCCAATTATCGGTTGTAGCCATTTAGGGATACTTGCAAAATCTGATTCAGTGCCTTTGAAAACTAATTCTCTTACGGTGCCTTGATCTAGTTGAATTTCTAATTCAATAGGCTTTAAAGTCCTGACTCTAAACGGGTCATAGCCTGAGATTTCTAAATCTTTTTCTAAATCAAAATGGCTAATCTTTAGTATCTTCATTAAAAGGCTCCTCAAGAGCTTTTAAGAGAGATTCAATAAAAGCCCATAGTCGATTTAAAAAGTTCACTGCTGACATTTTCTCCTAGCAAAAAATGCCATTATTTACATTTTTTACCAGTCTTAGGAGCTGGTGCTGATTTTTTAGGAGCTTTTGTTTTGATCTTCATAAAGAAATTATATACTATTTTTTTAATCTGATAACCATTCACCCGTCCGAGCTTTGTGTAAATAATTTTCAGCTTTCTTTAGTTCTAAATTAACATCATCCTTTAAACCGAGTCTGCCTAGATGTTTCAATGCGAAGCTTACCCATAAAGCTTTCTGAAAGTCATTAGTAGCCTTAAAGCAATTTTCTGCTATCGCCTCTTGCACTTCATCTAGTTTAAAAGGCAATGAGGTATAGTGATCTGGTCTAAAGTTAGATACTTCTGGTTTTTCGATTTCAAGCTCGGCAATGAAACTTTTAACAGATTCATCGTTTAAGTAAACAGATGGACGTTCTGGAAACTCGAGATAACAAAATTTATAGACAGGTATCCCCTTCGTTCCTTTCTCTGGGAACTTATCAAAAACCACAGGGGTTTTATCTTTATAAATGTAAACTTTCCCGATAACTAAATCTGCTACTTTCATTCGTCTCCTTTTAAATTCACGTATAAAAAAG